ATCAGCGCCATCTCGGGGTCGTCATCCGGGTGCTCGTAGCCGGCGCGGTACGTCACCGTCACGGCGTCAGGTCGGGCCGCCGTGGCAGGAAACGCTTCACCGGTCAACGGATAGAGGACGGCCTTTGATGAGGGGCCGTCGGCGGTGGTGATGAACGCTGGCGGCGAGACCGCCAGCTCCTGTAGTTCGTCGTCCCCGTCGTAGTACGCCACGGACACGATCTCGATGAGGGGCGGGCGTTCCAGCACGATGCGGCCTGACGCTGGAAACCCACTGAGCACCATCTGCCATGTCTGCGGCATCAACGCGCGTTGTGTCATCCGCTCGGCCGCCGCGGTGGCGGCCTTGAGGTACGCCGTCACGACCGACGCGTCTTCAAAGATGTCGCCCACTCGAAGGACCGATTCCGCCACGAAGACAGCGTCGATTGGCAGGGTCGTCGGCGGGACAGACAACCTCGACGACCAGGTGATCCCGTCATCCCATGGCAGGCCTGGCCACGCCCGCGGCTGTCGAGTCTGTACGGTCATGACGTCACCTCGTGATAGGGAAAACTGAGCACCAGGGGCGGCCCGGCGGACAGCGTCGCCAGCCGGCGGGCTTTTGCATCGCGCATCGCGGGGGTCTTTCGCTCGTAGCTCGTGACACTCGAGTCGCCCACATACTCGTGTCTCACCAGCACGTCCGACAGAATCTGGATCGGGGCCGTTGCCGCCAGCCGACGGCGATACAGGCCATCCGTGCCGTACACCCCGGACAGCCGCTCGTCGTATCCGCCCACTTGCCAGAACATCGCGCGGGTCATGAAGAACGAGGCGGAGTGCGGGTGGATGGCCTCGCCCGTGTGTTCCTGACGACTCAACGCGTAGACGAGCGCTGGATCGTGGGCACCCGTGATGAGCGCCTCGAGGGTCTCAGCCGGCACCAGGTGATCCATGTCTGTGAGCAGAAGCCACCCGGCGGCCGCATGGTGGGCGCCGATGTTGCGGGCGGCCAGCCAGTTCCAAGGGATGTCCGGCTCAATGCGGAAGAGACGCAGCCATGGTCGGGGCGACGCCGACGCGGGATGCCGCGGCGACCCATCATCCACTACGATGACCGACAGCGGCGCCCCTGCCTGCGCCGCCGCAGGAACCAGAGTCTCCCAGTGGACGAGCTGCCGAGCGAAGAACTCTGGCGACTCATAGTACGGCACCACGAGCGTGACGGCCTTCGCGGCTGCGCCGCGCGCGACGGTCACCGTCCGCAAGTGCTGACACCACAGCGCCACTACGCTACCCTCCAGAGCGCGTCGAACCATGGCCACTGCGCCGCGGCCACATGGTTCTTCGGTTTCTTACTGAGAATCACCTTGGCCTCGGCCGGTACCAGCCCGTCAGCGCCGATGGCCGACAGCCGAGGAAACCACGCCAACGGGAACATCGCCGCGTCGGGCATCTGCTCACCGATCCAATCCTGATCACCCCACAGGCGCGACGGCACCGATGGCGAGAACGACTGCCAGAGTGGCCCCATCGCCTCGGCATCGAACGCCATCACCGACGAATTGAACCGCTTGACGACCTGCAGCCCTTGCCGCGGCTTGAACGTGCCGGCGTCCGGGATCAGCGTCATCGGCCCTGGAGCCGACACGACGGGCGTCAAGTCGCTGACAACGACAACATCGAGATCGAGATACAACACGCGGCCAGCCAACCGCCCCGGCGCAAAGAGTCCTACTTTGGCCCACCAGCCAGGCAGGGGACGTGTCGATGGCACCTCAATACCTCGGACACCCTTCGGCAATAGCCGCGGTCGGTCGGTGAGGCAGACGACCTCGTGCGACACGGGCAGATGCCGGCGCACCATCGCCGACAGCCGTTCGACGTACTCCACGCCGTACGGCACGTTCGCCTGCACCCACACGCACGCGACCGTGATCACCGTCGAACTCCGACCGCGTAGGCACGATTCACCAGGCCGAGCGAGACGGCCTCGAACATATAGGCCGACTCGGCCCCCTTGAGGCCCGCACTGACCGCCGGCATCTGCACGTCGTCGAAGATTGCGATGTCGCCGGCGACTTGCCGCTCCGCCAGGCGCCTCCACTCCGCTCGCACCGCATCGGTCGAATGCTTCCCGTCGACAAAGGCACAATGCACACGATCTGACGACGCCTGGAGGTGCGCGATGCCCGTCGACTCGACGAACACAATCGCCGACGCCTCCGGCCACGGCCCAAGTATCTCGGGGAGCGTCCGGAGCGCGTCGACTTCGGCCGGCGTGTTCCGGCGCACCCTCGCCAGTGGCGGCAGCACATCCACGGAGGACAGCCGCCCGTCGACGCCGGCATCCGCCAGCGCCCACCACGCGCACAGGGCTGAGTAGCCCTTCGCCGTGCCGATATCCACCGCGGTCGCGTTCGATCCAGGCTCGAGTTCGGCGAGACGACGGCGGTAGGCCGCGTAGATCACCCGGCCGTGCTGCCAGTTCGGCGCGGCGGCCTTGAACGGGCAGCTGAGCACGCGGGCGGCGGCCTCCATCCGATCGCGGTCAATCGCGAAGCCCGTCCGGGCCTCGAACGCCGTCACTGTCGGGTAGTCCTGCGCGCGTTCTCGCTCGAAGATCTCGTCGTACTGGGCCGACGTGATCGTTTGAGGCCGATAGTCAAGGGACATCCACGCGCTCCTGAGGAATAAAGATCTCGTCTGATTGGTAGCGGGCCGCGCATGCGTATCCGCGGACGGCGAGCCAATCACGCACATCCCGATCGGCGTCGAAGCCCATCTCTGCCAGGTGCTTGTTCACCTCAACAGCGATGACTGGACGACACCGAGCGATGGTCTCCACCGCGCCGCGCAGGACGTACGGCTCGTAGCCCTCCACGTCCAGGTACAGCAAGTCACAGACAGGCAAGGCCAGATCGTCGACTCGGAGCGTGGGAATCGTGCCGGGGCCGCTGATGTGCGTGATGCCTTCGTGCGGGTTCGGCTTACCATCGCGGCGCTGACGTGAGACCCCCACCAGCCCGCGCTCGCAGCCCAGCGCCGCCTGAAGCCTGACGATGTTGGCTTCCGGGGCGTTCTGCGCCATGGCTGCGATGAGGTCTGACGCGGGCTCAAACGTGTACACCGTCGCAAAGATCTGCGCGAGCCGTTTGGGGAAGATTCCCAGGTTGCCACCCGCCTGGACGCACGCCGTGCGGCCAGCCGCGTAGGACACCGCCAGGTCGATCGCCGGCAGGTCGCGCAGCGCGAACGTCAGCGCGGGGCGACTCCCGGTGAATCCGTGATACGTCCACTCGGTGTGCGAGATCGTCATGCCGGCACACCGTAGTGCTCACGCACCCACGCCAGTCGCTGTCCCTTCCACGACCATGGGTCCACCTTTCCATGGAACATCACGATGCGCGCGTTCGCCGGGAGATCTTCCCCGCCGTTGTTTGGTTCCAGGTGGACGCGAAAGCTGTAGACGCCGTCGTCTCGACCCCACGTCGCTTCGCCCGGACCGAGGCAGTACGAAATCCACCCCTGATCGGACCCGAAGCGGCCGGCACGCTTCGTCAGCCGTGGAGACACGCGCGGATCAAAATCCGTCCACACCTGCGGACGAGCACCGGCGGTCAACATGAACATCGAGCCGTTATAGAAGCTCTTCGGGTTGGTCTCGCCCCAGATCATGAAGTCTTCTGTCCGGTCCCAGAGCGGACGCAAATCACCGACAATGACCGTGTCGAGATCGAGGCACACAAACCTGGGCCCCAACAATGACGCGATCGACGGATCAAACAGCTTCAGGCGTCGGTAGCAGCTCGGGTTACCTGGGCCATGCGGGCTGGGGATGGCCGCGAAGTCGTCCCAAAGCGGGACCACCTCGATCGTGCGATCGAGCCCGCGCGGATCGTCAGTCACACAGACATTGCGATGCGGCGCCTGGTAGTGGCGGTCTACCATCCGGAAGAGCGTATTGACCTCCGCGGGGCCGAACTTGGATCGATAACCTGGCGCCGGCTGCCAGCGGAACGTGACGACGGTCAGCACGCGACCTCCTCAGTCTGGCGACGTACCTGATGGGTGCGTGTCGCCCCCACGTGGACCATGACGTTCTGAACCACGCGCACCGTCTTCAAGTGAAGCTCTCGGTGCCCAGACACGTGGATATCCCGGGCCTGAGCGGCGCGAGTGACCGTTGGTTGAGCACTCCAATGGATGACGGCATGCTCCGCTGGCTCCGGAGCCCCACGCAGGGTCTTCCAGCGGACCGGCTTCTCCCGGTGCCACTTATTGACCGTCAAACAGGGGTCAGTTCGGTCCGGACCTTTGAACTCTCCGAACAGCCGCAGCGCGTACACCCACGGATGCTGGGCGACGAACTCGATCAGCGGCCAAGGCAGCGGCCGGACAGAAAGGATGTCGTTTTCCAGAAGTAGGACCCAGTCGGCTACCGTTGCCGCGTACTGCAGCAGCTGTGACCGGAGCGCGAGCCCCCCCACCGGCTTCGAAGGTCGCGACACGGTCCGAAACCCGTAGGCGCCCGCGAGATCGAGGTTCTCCGGCGTCGAGGACGCGTCGTCACCATGCAGCAGGACGCACCGGTCCAGATCATTGTGGGCGGCGAACGATGCCAGCGTCCTGGCGGTGTAGTCAGGGCGGTCAGCCGTCTGCAAGCAGACAGCCACCGTCAGGCGGCGGCCGAACATGATGCGAGGATCTCCTCGAGGGGCGCTTGTGGAAAACACAACAGCGCGGTGCGACGCGTGCAGTTGACGACCTCAACGCCGGCCTTGGCCAGCGGCTTCACAATGGTCGCGAACTGTTGTTTGAACATGCCGTACGGAGACTGCTGACCGTTGGGGTGTTCACCAAAGAAGTGTGACCGGCCGCCGCTTGGCTGCATGTCGTATCCGAGCAGGACAATTCGCTGCGCACCGTAGTGCACCGCGAGATTGATCGCCTGGTAACCAGAGTTACGCCCCGAACGCAGGCCTGTCGGATCGAGCTCGAGGCCAGCCGCGCCGGTATTGCGCAGGCGCTGCACGTCTGGATACGCGGTCTCGTACTTCGTCCACGCCGAGTGATGCAGGGACCACTTCGGGCCCGTGAAGGTCGGCACGCCGCGGTGCCAGTGCCACCACTTTGCGTCGCAGGCGTAGAGCGCGTCAGCCCACGGCGCCAGGGTGTACGCATCGTTGATGGCGATGACGCGCGCGCGGCCGCGACAGGCCTCGACATCGTCGACTGTCAGTGACGGGCCCGTGGCGAGAATCACTACGGTCTGTCCGGGCCACGCCTGAGGAACGGCTACCATCGTGCGGGCCCTCGCTCGCCCGGCTCGCCTTTGGCACCCGTCGGCCCCGCAGGTCCGACGGGACCACGGGCCCCATCACGACCTTTCTTGGCGCACAGGCGCCACGCAGTCGCGCCGTCACCAGGCCGCTCCACGGTGTCGGCCTTGGCGATCCACAGCGCGCCGGCATACGTCACCATTTCGCCCGGGGCGTACGCTTTGCCCGGTTCGTAGATGTCCCGGTATACCGGGATCGGCATTGGCACGTGAAAGACCTTGTGTCGATCGTCGCGGCCCACCGTGATCGCCAGCGCACGCGCATCGAGGTCGTACGCCATCGTGATGATGTCGTCGGCCGTGAACGTCAACCCATCGATCCCGTCGCGGCCGTTGATGCCATCCGCGCCTTTCTCGCCGGGTTCTCCAGCGGGTCCAGGCGGGCCCATTGGTCCCACGGGACCTTCCGGACCGGGCGCGCCATCGCGACCGCTTGGCCCGACTGCCCCCTCCGCTCCGGGCGGCCCCTGCGGGCCAGGCTCACCTGGCACCCCGGCGGCACCTGGAATCCCGGGCGGGCCTTCTGGGCCTGGGGCGCCCGGGGCGCCTGGAGCGCCGGCAGGTCCAGGTGCCCCGTCCATCCCCTTCTCGCCGCGCTCGCCGGCGGGACCGCGTTCCCCCATCAGGCCCGGTTGACCGTCGCGACCGTCGCGACCAGGCACCGAGGCGCGCTGTTCGACCGAGGCGAGCCGTTGGGACAACGGATCGAGCACAGACGCGGCCAGATCCTTGATCGCGGTGGCCACCAACTCGCGCATCACCGGCGCCATGCCCTTGGCCAGCAACTCGAGATCGGCGTCGGTCATGCGCATTCCTTTCGAAGGTAGTCCTCGAAGCGTTTCGCTGACGCGGACGGTGGTGGCGGAGGTTGGCTCGGCGCCGCCGCGGGTGACGGTTGGCCCTTCGAAAATGGGTCAGCAGACTGGTCACGTTGATGGAGCGCGGCCAGCGAATAGTTCTGCTGCTGCAAGTACGGGGTGTCTCCTCCCGTGACCGGAGGCAACTCGAAGTAGCGTTGCCTGGCCTCGTTCGGCGCCATCGCGCCCGATCCCAGCGCTTCGGAGGCCGCCTTCGTACGTGACGCCGTGTCCATCCGCATCAACTGATCCAGATCGAACTCTGTGCCGCGCTGCGGTGATGCACCACCCGTCAGGCCCAGGCCCTCGTCGAGCAAGAGCTCGATGGATTCGATGTGCGTCTGGAGGCACTGTGTGTAGTACTGGACGGTGAGGGCTTCGATGTTGGTGTACGTCGGTGGTGGCGCGACGCCGATCATGTAGGGCGGCACGCCGAACGCCGTACAGACGTTCTCAGCCGTCCACTTCAATTGATCGATGAGTTGCGAGTCGACAGCATTGATCGCCATCGGCTCGTACTTGAGTCCGTTGCCGAGCACCCCCACGCGGCCGCTGTTCTCACCGCCGTACTGCTCTTCCCAGAGCGCGCGCAGGTTCTTGGCTTCTTCGACGGTGATGGTCCCTGGTGCCACAAGCAGGCCGCCTGGT